ACTCGAAGTCCATCTGCTTGGACTGCATTCCGAACTCAAGGTCCGCCATCTTCTCGGCCCTCTTGATCTCAAGCATGGCTTGCGCCTTGCCTGTCTCAATCTCGGCCTGCCGGTTCAGCCGCTCGATGTCGTACTTGAACTGGATGTCCGCGAGTTGCATGGCCCGCTCAGTCTTGCGCTGGTCTGCTTCGTCCTGACGCATCAGGTCTTGAGCCTTGGCCTGCGATTGCATCTCGAGCTTCTGCTGCTCGGCCTGCATCTGCATCTGAGCCTTCTGCATCTCCGCCTGCATAGCCATGTCTGGCTGCTGGCTCTGCTGCTCCTGCGCCTGCTTCAGCTTGTCCAGAAGTTGCTTCTTCTTCGGCAGGCTGGAGGCTTCAATCAGCACGTCAGGCGAGATAGGCATTCCAGCCTGGGCAAGTTCTGCAAGGCGCTGGAACTGCTCTTCCTGAATGACTGCCGTGTCAGGCGTGGAGTCGATGACAATGTCCACGTCCATCTCAGCCGGGTTGTTCTGCACCTGCGTAATTGGCTGGCCCGTGGCCGGGTCAATCTGAGGCTGGCCTGTCATGGGGTCCACAACAGGCTCTGGGATGTTGATGCCCACGAACCTTGGCGACATCTCGTCGTCCGTGACTCGTACCCACTTGGGAGCGGTCCAGAATTGCTTGATGCTTTCCCACATGGCCCGGTAGCAGCGCAATTTCCAGTCATCAAAGCCAGCCAAAAGCGGGGCCTGCTCGGTCAAGCCCGCCTGCTGCTCGGCAAGGATCGCCCTGCCCGACTGAGCGGAACCCTGACGCCCTACAATGCCCGGTGTGGGCGACTGTCGGCGCATCTCTTCCTTGGCGTCACGAAGCAACTCAAGGTGAGCCGGGGCCAACTGGCGGTCGCCCAATTCCTCGATCTGCCCCTCGTCTGCCTCAATGATGCCGTCTGGCTTGGCCCACTCGCGCCTTACTCCGTCGATGTCCTGCACCTGACGTGAAACGCGGAGCTTGGAGACGTTCAGGATGTGAACAGCCTTCGACCGCGCCTTGTTGATGGCGTCCTGCGGGCTGACCATGTCCTTGACGACGCCATAGCGGCAATTGTCGATGTCCACGTAGGCAGAGTGGGCAATGATTGGATTGCGCGGGCGCTTGTTCTTGCTGTCGAGGTAAGGGCTTGGCCCCTGCTCAAGCACACCGCCATATACAAACACGCACTTGTGCCATTCACCAGCCTTCCGGCTGTACATCTCAAAGCACATGATGCGGCGTGATTTAACGTCAATCCATGACCAACCATCGCGGGGCCGATCCTTGAAACTGTCGCCTGTCGTTGCGCTGTCGAAGGACTGCTTGATCTTGTCTTGCGCGTCTGGATAGAGGTCGATGAGGTCGTTCTCATCCATCCACTTCGCTACGCCCATATAGCGTGCGTCACCGAAGTCCCGGTCGCGGCTGTACGGGTCATAAAAGAACTCTTCAGGCCGGATGCGCCGTATTCCAGGCTCACCCATCTCATCCAGTTCATTGACGCCTGCGACAATGCCCCAGATGAGGAAGTCTTGCAGGCATTCACGCGCAGTTGCGTTGAACCGGGTAACGTCTGAGACGTACCGCAGGCCATCCGTCGCTACTTCTGCCGCCTGTTGGTCGTTAGGCGTCCTGCCCCAGCCCTTCGGGTCTGTGCGGCCACGCTCGACAATGCCGATGATAGCGTTAACGCTTGGCTTGATGTGATTGAACGACAGCGCCGGCTGACCACGAGCATCCAGCGTGCGCTTCTCAGCGTCGGTCCACTGGTCGCCGTCGTAGTACCGCTGATAGACCTGAGCCTGACGCCTTGCAGCGTCCAGCATGTCCATCGACACGGTGGCCTTGCGCTTTACGGATTCGAGGTAGTCATCCTCGCTCTTCCGGTCTGCGGCTTTGGGTTTTGCCATTATGCTGTCTTCCATCCGCCCGTAGCGGCCAAACTGCGGTTTTTCGTGTACCGATCCACCGGATTCAATGACTTCTCTGGCTTCGTCAGAAGCGCAGGCCATGCCTCGTAGACCGCGCGGCCTATAAGGCTGCAGCAGTCAACCGCGTCGTCATGCTTGCCAGCGGGAAAGCGGATGAGCTGGTCAATGACCTCGCCCGCCCAAGGTGACTTCGGGAAGCTGACCTTCCCATTGGCTGCTAGAGCCTGGAACCCTCGAGCGCGTGTCGGCTTGTCATGGATGCTCGGCACCCATTCGATGCTTGCCCACGCCTTACGCTCATCCATGCGCTTGTTGAGGAAGCCCTCTACAGCGCGGCGAATGACGCCGCCTTCAGCAAATACGGTAAACGGCTTGTGCTTGGCGACAAGGTCAAGCAGGGACTCAATCCACTCTGCCGCATTAGTCTGACCCCGCCACCAATCCAATGCGTAGATGGTGCTGTCTGGACCAACGCCCCATACGGCGAACTCAGTGAAGTCACCGCCCGCGTCCGTAACTGCAAAGTCGCAGGTGATGAACTTGTTGACCTTGGGACTTGCCTCATGGGTCTTGAACCATTCCCTGCGAAAGAAGTCGCCGTCTTCAGGTGCAGGCCGCTGCTGATAAAGCGCAGCCCACATCATCGCGGTTGTTTCCCGCTTCCGCTGCTTCAGGAAGCTGGGGTAGTCGTAATTCGCATCGCCAGCCCAGAGGAACTCACCAGGCTTTCGGCCTAGCACATCCCCTTGCTCTGCCTCGGCCCGGATCTCCAAGACCCTGCCTTTGACATCGCCCGCAGCAATCTGTTCCAGCACCAGCCCCGCAACGTCTTCTTCATGCCAGCGCGTGTTAATCAGAATGCGCTTGGCTCCCGGCTTGAGGCGGGCCGAGAAGTCGTCCTTGTACCAATCCCAACGCTTGCGCCGGATCGTCTCTGAGAAGGCGTCCTCACGGGAGCCGAAGAGGTCATCAATCAGCCCAAGGTCAGCGCGGTAGCCTGAGATACCAACCCCAGCGCCAACCGCGTAATACTCGCCGCCTGACTGCAATGCCCAACGGTCTACAGCCGTGCTATCGCCTGATAGCGCAATGCCTAGGATGTGCCCGTCAAAGGCTATGTCGTTCCTAATCTTGCGGCCCCAGCGCCCAGCAAACTCGCCGTTGTGGGTGCCGAAGAGGACTTGGTTCTTTGGGTACTTGCCGAGATACCAAGACGGCAAAAGGTGGCTGATGTAGGTACTCTTTGCGCTCCCTGGCGGGGCAAAGATCAGCAAGACCTCTTCGTCGGACTCTAGGAAGGCTTCGACGTTCTCGATAATGCACTGGTGATGCTTGGCCGGCTCAAAGCCCTTGTACCTTGCCCATTCAGTGAGTGACCTTCGGATCTCCCGTCGTCTCAGCAACTCCTGCGCCGCTGTCTTCCTGTAAGACTGCGAGGAGTTCTGCGTCTGTTGCTGTGCGTACATCTTTCACAGTGACCGTTGATGACTGATGAGCCTTGCCATCAATGCGGTCGCCTATCTCCTTGATGCATTGAATGTCGCCGGAAAGAGCGAGTTCGACCACTTTGTTAGCAACAAGCTCGAGTGACTGGTCAACGCCATTTCCCTTCCCGGCTTTCCGTGCCAAAGCGCGGCGAAGGGCCTCACGCCAAGGCTTGTCTGTCCCGCGTCCGCCTGGATTGCCTGATTGTCCTTTTGCGAATGCCATTGCTGTCTGTGCTAACTCGTTGACCTTGAAATATTATTGCGCGTGTTACGCGGTCGATGAATCTGTGATTAGCCCTTTTGCGGCCAACTCAGTCAGAAGGCTAGCAAGGGCGGCATTCCCGCCGCGTGAACCAGTGATGGTGGCCCTCGATGTCGGCGCGGTCCCCATGAAGCCGACCTGCGGAGTTGAGCCAGACACCGACGCGCTCAAACTCTCGACGCCGCCAGCAACGAGTGAAACACGGTTGGCTGATGGCCTGTAGACACCCGTGTCGCGGTCTCCGGAGAAAGCTATTCCAGGAGTAGCCAAAGCGCCTTGCGGAACTGTCTGCTGTGACACCGACGCGGCAGCGGCATCTATTGTCCCGACATAGACATTTTCATTCGCCGCAAAGTCCGTACCCACCAAGGCCTGCCCGGATGTCAGAGACACCCCAAGCCTGCCGTCATTACGGTTGCCCGAAACCGCGTTGTTATACCCGGTGGTGCAACTATAAATTTGCAGGTCAAACGACGATGTAGTCAGCGGAACTGCAGAGTACCCAAACTGAACACCAACCCCGCCTGCGCCTGCGTAGCTGTAAACCGTGCAGTTTGCGTGGCACTGCGCGCCCGCAAGGGTCAGCCCAACGCCTGTTGAGCCGCCTCCGTTCAACACGCCCGAGTTGATGCGGTTGAAGTTGCCAGATGAAAGAACCCCGCTGACATTCTCCGCCCCATCAGCGTTCCAAATGCGGCCCACTTCAATTGCGGCACCAGAAAGCTCAATTTGATGCGTGCCCGTGGTTCTGCAATTTATGTAGCTCTCAATGTACCCGTAAGAGCTTGCGAATGATGCATCAACCAGGCCTTGTCCGTAATTGGACTCGGTTGCTAGGTGCCCAAACCGCATTTTTGCGGAGTTGTAAACACCACCCGCCGTGTTTGCGTACACGTGCAAGTGTGCAACGTCTGATGCGCCGTTATAGGTGGAGCCGTCAGTCTCAAACCGGACGCCCCAGCCTGCATTCTCATGGCTGAACACGGCCGACCAATAAGCATCGGTGGGCCCTCGGTATCTAATGCCGTGGGAGTCGCAGTACTGAACATCCACGTTTCTGTAAATCGACTCCGGCTCATCAGGAAACTCGGAGGTTCCCACACTGAACCACGCCTCGGAGATCCAGCCGATCTCTTTCACATCGTAGATGACGACATTTTCTAGAAAGTATTTCTTTCCGTAACAGACCAGGCCGTTTCCGCTAGCCTGACTTGCCTTGTTGCCGTCAATCGTGATTTCACGGAGGCCGAAGCCGTATTGCAGGCCATCCGCTATCAGGTATTTGTTTTGCCCGACAAGCGTCGAATAATTCAGCGTTTTCAGCATGTCGGCGTTTAATGCCGCCTTTGCCCTTATAATTGTTGTGGCGTAGTTGTCGCCAACAAGAGCAACCTTTGACTTTAGCGTTATCGTCGCTCCAATCAGATAGGTGCCGGGAGAAAAAAGAACGGGACCGCCATTCTGCAAGTGGCAAAAATCAATTGCGGCTTGAATTGCCGCATGGTCTTCCGTCACCCCATCACCGCGAGCGCCTAACTGGCGAACACGAACAACCGGGTCGGCCAATTCCCAATAGGTTGTTGCCGCGTTGCTTGTGATGTAGGCCCCGTGGCTCGGTGCGGAATAGACCCGCTTGTATAGCGCGCCGCCGCCATCCCCTACCGTGTAATACCCCTGCGTCCTGATCCAAGATATGCCGCTGTCAATGCTAGCAGCCGTCACATCCGCCACAACGTCCCACATTTGAGCCGTATTTTGCGGAACGCTACCTGTACTGCTCAAAAAAAAAGAGCTGTTGCCTCTAGGCTGGATCGTAATTCGAAATTGTTCAACCTCGCCATTGGATGACGTGACGTTGATGTCAACG